CTGATATCAGAGCCAGCAGCGCGGTCAGCGAATACACGCTTAGAGTCACGCATCTTCTGAATTTCTTCAGACTTCTCTTCAAGCTCTTGCTTGTATTGATTCAGCGTTTCTTCCATATCAGAGTTGCGCTCATTCAATTTTTCTTGAACGTCAGCTAAAAGCTTTTCAGTACCTGATTCAACACCAGAAACTACTGCTTGCTTAACTTCTTCTTCTTGAGCTGCTTTTTGCTCGGCATCTGCCTGAGCTTTTTCGGCTGCTTCTTGTGCTGCTTTTTCTTCAGCAGCTTTTTGTTCGGCTTGTTTCATTGCAATTTTAGCAGCAGTCTCTTCTGCCACCTTCTTAGCAAATGCTTCCAAGTCGACTTCGGGAGTTTTTACTTCTTCCGACATTTTGATCTCCTTTTGGGCGTTAGCCCCGTCCGGTGTTTCACTAGCTACATTAGAAGAAATATCTTCATCCTTAGCCAGAGACTGACCGGCTAGATCTACACGATTGGTGAAAGTTTTCTTGAAATCTTCGTATTCTGCTTCAGAATCAAAAGATTTCGCCAGAGAGAAAGTAGCTGCTTGATTGCAAGGTACGGATACAACCGAAACTTCAAACAACTCAGCGTCCTTTATCTTATATCCGTCGGTTTCCTCTAGGTAATCAGCATCCTTGACTCGGAAACCAACAGAAAAGGCTCCAAGGACACCGTCTTTAACTAATTCGCAAACGCTTTCAGGCGCAGACTTACTAATTTTTGCTTCGAGTTCTAAACCATTTGGCGTTACCTTAAGGCCTGTGGCCCGTCCAATTGGCTTATTATAATCGTGATTAAAAAGAATAATAGGATTATTTTCGAAGTTTCTCAATCCTCCCTTTGCCCATGCGTCTGGAGAAATAGTATCTCCTGCACGGTCAAAATCGTTGGTACTTGCCATACCACGAATCATAACACTTCCGTCTTCAACGGATTGTGATTTGAAGGTAGAGGTTAGATTGAATATTTTATTCATCTTTCTTTTCCTCTTTTACTGGAGCCTTCTTAGTGGACAAAGTAGTCTTCTTAGGGGCTGCAGGCTTCGGCGGAGGAGGTGGCGGAGGATTCTCTGCCTTTTTGATCTCTGCCCATAATTCGGGAAGACTGCCTTCTAGAGTTTGAAGAAGCCTTGACCAGCTTCCAAAATGATTAAGAGCTAATCCAGAACCGATTGGCACCTCATTTGCAAATACATCATAGTCATGCTTTTCAAGAACTTTTCCTTTCTCTAGCATAAACATACCGATTGCTTTCAAAATTTCATTTCGGACTCTAAGTCTCGCCATCTTCATCTCCTTCTACGGGTCTACCACCTTCATCGGGATTTGAAGCACTTCCAGCAATATTTGCCGGTACTCGAAGGTCATCATATCCTTCGACTGCCTCAAACCCTAAATGATCTCTTGCTTCATTCGGAGATATAATCCCCGTATTTACTAACGCAGAATAATACTGCGCTTGGTCTCGAAGCTCGGGCTGAAGTGCAGGAATATCTGTAACATCCTCCCGTACTTCAAACCCAAAATATCTTTCTAATGCAAAGTTTAGTTTACGAACTATCGGCAATACAGTTTCTAAGTAGTACATTCGCATATTTGGTCGAATGTTTGCATTATTGCCGGAGTCCAGCATTATAGGTGGAACTCCAAGTGCTTTCAAAATAATCTTTTCATTTTCTTCAATTGCTGCTTGAAAGTCTAGTTCTCTAAAGTTTACATTTGCTATCTGGTCTATTTCTAAACCGCCATCCAATATAAGGGGTCTACGACCTCCTGTATCTGGACGGTAACGAATGTTCCAAGATTGAATCATTCGTTCTTTAATTTTTTCTGATAAGGTATTAGGTGTTTTTAATACTAAACCTGGTACTGCTCCATTTGAGAAGAAGTTATCTTGAAACCTTCTCATAGAAGTCATTAGTTGCATTGTTCGTAGTGCGGGTTTTAGGCGGGAGATACCTCTATAGATAGAATAAAAAGAATTATCCTTCACATGAATAATTTCGCTGGGCTTATAACTTACTTGCTCATTAAAAGTAAACTTTTCTATGTAAGTAGACTCACTTGCGTGAATAGTCATCTTACCTGCAGGTAAATGGTATAAATGCACCCCATCAAAATAAATAAAGATGTTTCCGTCAAGTAAAAAATCCGTTATTAAATTACGACGAAATGTGCTAATGTCTTGAAATGGATTAGGCTCCTTGTTTAGTAGTAAAGAAATTTTAGACCGCTTTATACCTTTTACTACACTTTGCATTCCCTGTATTTGCGGCCCTACTGCTGTGGGAATTTCTGCTGCATCATCAACAATAAGGTTTACGCCTCTGTTAACAATTTCTAAGTCTTCATAAGACCTTTCATACTTATATGAAAGCTCTCGAGAGGGTTCTGTTTTGTGGTCATAGTACGATTGAGCAGGATTTAACTTCTCCTCATCCGCTTCAGGCTGTCTACCTAAAATTCTGTCATACCATGCCATGCTTTTCTCTCTGTATCTCTACCCAACGCTGTTGCTTTTTTGCACTTGTGAGTTTTGGGTCTCTTCCATAAATTGAATGTAACTGTAAATGGTGTTTATGGCACAATGTGACTGTGTGTTCATATAGCTCGGCCCAGTGCTCTTCTATAAAGTCTTCTCTAAAAGAGAGAATGTTTTCTGGCAAAAGGTCGTTCTTTTTAATCCAATTATGTACTAAGGGACTTAGACTATAAAAATGGTGAAAATCTAGTTTCTCCGTAGAAGAGCAAATATAGCACTCAGTGCCTTTTTCATATTTGTTCTTTGCTTTGTCTCTTATGTATTTTACGATGTCTCTTTTCAAGTCCATTTTTAATACCCGTAATTTTAGTATAAATAAGGTATGTTGTCAAACATTATTTTTGAGTAGGTGTCTTCTAAAAGCCTGTCATTGCTGTTTCAAATGAATATAATGCGTAGCGAAGAGCATCCGCCATATGAGATGCTCTGTTGTGTTTTGGCTTTTCTCGCAGCAAATTCGGATTGGGGTCCCATTGATATTGGTCTAAGGCTTGGTGCACTTCTTGGCATCTTTGGTCTACAAGTAATCGGTCATTATCAACTATGCCCGCTACATGTCCAATTCCATCCAGTATAGACTTTTTTGCATTTATAGTACTAATATCGTAATTTTGTGCAAAGTCGAATCGTGTCTGCTGGGCTGCTGAGTCAATATAAATATAGTCTATATCCCATTTATCAATCATTCGACGCACTTCCATTGCATGTTGTTCTGTTGTTTTCTCAGAATCAAAGTATTCGTCCAATACAAAAAACTTTTCTTCTTCCCAGGAGTATGCAATTACACAAAAAGCAGTAGGGTCACGGTAGCCTACGTCAAGCCCTGCAAATACATCCATACCCTCTGTATTCATTTCCTCGAAAGAGCCTATACACTCTTCAAAGTTAAAGTTCCAAACTTGTCCTTCATAAGTATTGAAATCGGCTTCGTACTCTTGACGAAACTCAGCCTCGGACATACTTTTTCGTGCTTCCGCAATATCCGTTTCAGACATTCGAGGATTATCTTTATAAGTCGCACGAATAGAGACCCATTCTGGAAATTCATCATTAAACCCTCTATCAAAAAACTCTGAAAACCAGTTATTACGTCCTCGAGGGGTAGAGATAAAAAGTGCCTTCGAGTTGTCTTTATCAAGGGTAGGACGAAGTGCTACATTAAAGGCATCTCTACCGTCTGCGAGAGCTGCTTCGTCAAATATAATTAAATCATAAGAGCGGCCAACACAAGAATCCACTTGATTTACAGAACCCATACGAATAGTAGAGCCGTTAGAAAGTTCTATAACTTTATCTTTCGCATTGTCTTTTACAACTTCTAAATCGAAGTGTTTAATTAAGGTTCTTTGTAAATCAAATGAAATCTGTGACAGTGAGTAATTGGGAGACATAATGAGAATATTGGAATTCGGTACCAACGATACAAGCTGTCCTATAATATTTGCAATGTAGGTCTTTCCTTGCCTACGAGATACAGCCGCGCAAACAAACCGATACTTCGGGCTGTTTGTCCCATTAATTATAGCTACCTGGGAAGGTAATGCTGTAATACTTAATAAATCCAAATAAGGCTCNANAGGNAGCTTTAAGAATTTATCATCAGTGGGATATTCGAGAAAGTAGTCTGATATAATATCAGCGCGGCTTATCTGTATTGCCATAATTAGTCCTGTGGCATTGATCTAGTTTTACTGTATTTTCTACAGTATTCGAACTCTGTTAGATTTTCTTCTTCATTTTCATTGGGTCGAAGACTTTTCTTCTGCTCCTCAATGAGATCAAGAATCTTATCTAATTCTGTCTCGCTTTGCATAGTACCATCCTTGTAGTAACTTTACTGCGACAACATTCCACCAAAACCATTTGTCGTGAAACACATAGCCTCGGTCTTCGAGGTATTCTTTGGAGCACCATTTCTTTTGAATGTTGTCCAAGTATTCCCCATTATGCCGAAGGACTGCATGCCCTTCGCCCCTTACTCTACAGAAACAAATTTTTGCTTTTCCGAAGATTAAATTGTAGAACATCACTAAGTAACTTCTCTTTGATACATTCCAAAGATAAGTTAGAGAGTAATCCTCACAGTCTCCGTCAAACGGAAGTTGTTTCATCACATACCAAGCGTCTCTAACTCCGTACTCGTTCTTATCGTACTTATAAGTAAAATTTTCATTTAAGTATTCTAAAAATATAGGATCTTTCATTATTTTCTACTCATCCAAGCTGAGACACCCATGTACGCACCAACTACACCTGCTTGAGCTATATAAAACAGTCCAAGTAAGTCTGCTAGTGCTGCCACCCGACTTTCGGCAACAAAGGGCGTAAATAATGCTGCACTAAATACAATCATTGAACCCATTGCTACCCAAGCCATTCTTTTTTGAGCCTCGGACTTTTCTTCCCGAAGCTCGATCTCAAGCATATCCTGAGACCTTCTTATTTCCTCATCTGACACAGTTCCATCACCGTCTAAGTCAAATTCATTATAGTGAGAGTCTTTTTGTAGTCTTTTTACCACTTGACTTTATCCGCCCAGTAAGCTGCTGACATCTTGCCTTTCGCAATGTTCTTTGCATGACGCGCTTTAAATGAAGCACGCTTTTTCTTCATTGCTTCACTCTCACCGGCTTTCGGTTTGCCCGCAGTTTTTGCACCCTGCTGACCAAATCGAATTGTTTTTACTTTTGCTCCAACTTTTGCCACTACGATATGAGATTTCTTCGGATGGCCAGGAGTTCTTTTAGGCTTATTGTAGCCAGAAACTTTTGCTCGCACTAAACGAGGGTCTTTTTTCTTAGCTCTTTTTCTTTTTACGGCCACGTTTCTTTCTCCGCTTCTTTCTCCGTACTTCTTTTCCAAAAGAAGGGGGAGCTGATATACCCGCCATTAGCGCTTCTTACCTCTCTTCTGTCTACGAGGTTTCACAAAAGTTTTTACCATTCGAGGCTTACCGCCTGGATTGCCTGCGGCTCTTTTACGCCGAATCGCAGACTTTCTTTGTGCGGGAGTCATACGCGCTGCTTTCGCAGCGGGTACGCATTTAGGATACTTTTTCTTACCAGACTTAGTGCGGCCACACTTCTCAAAGCCACCACCTTTCTTTGGTCTCGAAATGTCTACCCAGTTTTCTTTAAACCACTTAGTTAAACTCACGGTTTATCTCTTAGAGCCTCAGCCCTTCTTCTTTTTCTTCATAATTGCTTTTTGAAGAGCTGGTGGTAGTTTCTTTTGAGCAGCAGTTAAACCTTTCTTGCCGTTCTTTTTCTTGCCCTTTTTAGCTGGACGACCTCGTTTCTTT